CCAGTACAAGCACAAGTTTTAATACGAAGAACTGCATCATTTTCATTGAGAATATCATACTTGTCTCTTGTTGTTTTGAATATGATATCAAAAACATTCGGTGTGCCTAAGAAGTAAGATGAAGCACCAGTTGCGGTGCTGAAACCTTTTTTAGGAGCCATACCTTGTTTGAAGAATCGAATTATATTTCTTATTCGAATTGCTTCTTCACGACTACGAGGAGTCATCTTCCAAGAGAATGTAAATTCTCTGAGTGTTGGTGAGTTGAATAATAATGCAAGATTACTATTTGGAACAACACCTTGACCTCTTCCTAAAATTGTTTCTGGAGAGATACCAAATTGTCCAATATTTAATAGTGCAGATCCTGCTACTGCTTGACCTAATAAATTTAGATCACTCCCACTTTTCACAAGTTCGTTTTTTATTTCTGTAAATTCATTTCCAGCTTGACCCGCAGAAATTTTTGCCTGATTTATTAAAGGATTAAAAAATCCTTTTACTTTGTCAATTAAATTACCCCCCTGACCAAAACCCTCAATACCAGAACCCAATGCTGATGCTAATTGTTGTCCTTGACCAAATACTGCAGATGAAACTGCTGCTGTAAGTGTGTTTAATTGATCAGCACCCCAAGAAACATTGTTTGAGTCTGATAAACTATTTGGCATTGGTAATTTAACAAGTCCAAGGAACTCTTCTTTTGGTGATGCCATTGGAACACCATCTATAAGTAAATTAGAAGGTGCATTTTCATCGGATTTATTTTTCCCTCCGAAAAACAAATCTTGATTTATCGGTCTATACTTAAACTGATTAATCTGCATATAATCTTGTGTATTACCAAAGTCTGCATCTAATGGATACGTTAGATTCCTTAGACTTAGTTTTTTAATTAACTTATCAACTTTTCCAAATCCATATTCAAGATAGTTTGCAGATGCTTGATCCGTGTTTTCAGTATCTGGTTCTACATAGTTTGAATTGACATCTAAATTCGGAATATTTAAAAATTTTGGATAAACATAATCATCTTTTCCCTTTATCTCATCTTTTGCATGATCAATATATACTTCTTTGATTTCATTTAGTAACTGTTCTTCATTTCCTATAGCCACATATGAACTTAGACCTGTTTCATTGAACTCTCCATTTTCCCAAAGAACATGTTCATAGTCTGGATTATCATCTTTTGTTAAGGTAATTATAGATTCTCCACTTGGTGAGACGAATGCTTTCACATCGACATTTTGATCATTAGTTGTAATTAGACCTTGATTTCCAGAGTGGAGATTGTTTTGAAGTAAATCACTATTGTTAGTAATTTGTTGATAAACTTCTCCTCCATTAGGTTTTTGATAAGTTGTACCTGCAACTTCTTGTGCTTGCATCGCATCGAGATCTACATTAAGGCCAATGCTATTTGATATATAATTTTCGGCAAAACTGTTATGATTTGACATTTAAATACTATCCCAAGCGTTTTCTGGTGATACCTTCTGACCATATTTATTAGAAAAATTCTCAGTTACTAATTGTGTGACACTTAGATACTCTTCTGAACTGGGTGGAATGATAAAAGTATCACCCATATTACTAATAAAATATTTGTGTAAAGTCTTTTTTGGTAAAGTTACACCTACTTTATTTACCAAGCTTTGTGCAACACCACCACGATAACTTGGATTTAGGTAATGCAAATTACCACCAAGCATTTTATCCCCCTGAAAATCCATTACATAAACTAGTGGTCTACGATCATAGAAAGGATACTTCTCTGGAAATGATGCAGTGTATGTGAAGAAACAGAGTTCTCCAATCTCTGGAAAACGACTTTCTGCAACATCAGAAAGTTCAACATACAATTCATTTGCATACCAATCTGGAGTGGTGTTTGGTTCACCCTCTGCTTTTTCTCTTATTCTTTCTCCGATAGTCATTTGATACCTAGATTATCTTCGGTCATTATTTTAAATTCAAAGTTGCGATCCGCACAGAACTCTCGTGCTGCTTTCCACTTTGCCTGATTTACTGCATACGTTTTCACTGAGTGAGCCCATGCCTTTGTTCTTTTCTTTGGATTCACTTCTGGCATCTTTGTTTCCTTCTTTGGTTTCACCTCGACAACCATAGTTCTTTTCTTTCCTTTTTTATCGATATACTTTAAAAAGAAATCTGGAAAGTAACGGTGAATACGATTATCTATTGGAGAACGATAGGGAATCCAGAACTCTTCGGACTGCCATTCACTTACTGTCTCATTTAAGTCACAGTAATTCATAAATTTTCTTTCCCACAAAGACCTATAAATAATATTTCGGGGATCCCCTTTATACTTTTTCGGGTATCTTGGGTAATATTTTCCTTTATATGACATACATATATTATCAGGATCAATTTAAAAACTATTTAGATGGCAATAAAATCGGAAGACTTGTATCTCAGTATACCTAATGCGAGTCCAATATTCTCAAAACTTGCGATATCAAGTCAGTTTAAGGTGTCGTTAGATCTTGTTCGTAGAAGTGTATCAGGAGATAATTTAGGATTATTTGATTACTTAACTAATTGTGGTTTATTTGAAGATACAAATTCTACAACTCAAAAGTATGATTTTCTTTGTGCTTCTGCATCATTGCCTGGTTCAAACTTTAATATTTCAGAGGAGTTAGGTAGTCGTCAAGGAATGACAGAGAGATTTGCAACAAGAAGAATATATAACGAATTTGACTTAACTTTTTATATTGATGATGACTATAATGTATTACGAATGCTTGAAGAGTGGATGAACTATATCAATCCAATTTATAATGAAACTAACGGTAGATATGATGGAAATCAATCAAGTCAGTCAAATGCATATCAAGAAAGAAATTCATATTCAAGATTCAGATATCCAGATGATTATCGAAGAAAGATAAGAATTACCAAATTTGAAAGAGATTTCTTACAGAATCCAAATGATAAAAATAACACGTTTAAGAATATGCCATTGTTGACTTATCATTTTATTGATACGTTTCCAGTTAATATTAATGCTGTTCCAATGTCTTATGATGGAAGCACTTTCTTACAAGTTACTGCTGTGTTTACTTATTTAAGACATACGATTGAGAAACACGGTAACTTACAACAATCAGTGAAAGAAAAAGTATTTAATGAACAGTTGGGGCAAGTGAATCCAATCAAATCAAGAAGGCTTGTAAACGAATTATCAACTACTTCAAGTAGTATTAAACCAGATATACCAGTTGGATATGTAAGTGGTAAACCTTATTATGGGCCTTTCCATGAACATATGGGTGTGAAAATGGTTGGTGCAGAACACTCTCCGTATCCACATGCTATAATATATGCTACATTAGCAGAGAGTTTGCCAGGTAGCACTGTTTCTGGAGAAACAGTTACAGAAACTAATCCAGTAACTGAGACAGAAACTGAGGCTGGAGAAGGAACATCAACAACAACAACCACAACTGAAACTAGTCAAGGAGAAACTACTACAACTGAAACCACTACCACTACAACAACCACAGATTCCTCTGGGTCAACGAGTTCTACCACCAGTTCCTCATCATCCTCAAGTTCTTCTTCCTCTGGATCAAGTTACTCCAGTGGTGGTTATGGTGGTTATTATAATTACTAAAACCCTGCTATATACAATACTGAATAAAATATTATGCCTTTACCAAAAATAGCGACCCCGACTTATGAGTTGGTTTTACCATCTACTGGAAAAACAATAAAGTACAGACCTTTTCTTGTTAAAGAAGAGAAAATATTAATTCTTGCATTAGAGAGTGAAGATCCAAAACAAATTACAAATGCAATCAAAACTACTTTGAAATCTTGTATTAGTACAAGAGGAATTAAGGTAGAAGACTTACCAACATTTGACATTGAATACATTTTCTTGAATATACGTGGTAAATCTGTTGGTGAATCTATAGATGTTTTGGTAACTTGTCCAGATGATGGTGAAACACAAGTTGAACACAAGATCTATATTGATGAAATACAAATTGAAAAGGATGAAAAACATAGTCCTGATATTAAGTTAGATCACTCTTTAACTTTGAGAATGAAATATCCTTCACTCAATGAATTTGTTAAGAATAATTTTAATATATCTGATGATAATACACTTCAGGCATCAATGGATATAATTGTATCTTGTATTGATGTGGTTTATAGTGAAGATGAATCTTGGGCAGCTGCTGATTGCACAAAAAAGGAATTAGATGAATGGTTAGGAACTTTAAATACTAG